ATTGATAGGAAATTGCCCTTGTGTTGTAAGTTCCTGACCACGAAATTGCTGCATTCCTGAAGGCAGTTGTCGTTGCGGATACAGTGGATTCATGAACTGTTTATTAATAACAGTAGGGTCACTTGATAATCCAAATCCATCAGCCATTTCTTTCACCTTAACTTAAAAGATACCCAAGGGCAGCGCCACCAGCAAGATAGGGGGCAAGTGCTGAGGCACCGGCAGCACCGGCAGCACCGGCAGCACCGGCACCAGCAAGGTGCCCAATAGAAGCACCAATACCGGCCCCACCAATAGCACCGGCAAGAGGATTAGCTCCAGTCTGTCCTACGGTAGTCCCGCCCTGACCTCCAGCAGGAAGAATAATATTACTGTATTGGCCAAGAGCTTGCCAAGGCTGCTGCATTTGAATTTGATATTGCTGATAAGCTTCATCCAGCAGCGATTGTTCTTCAGCGGTGCGTTGAGCACCAACTTGACCGACCAATTGCGGATAGAGCATTTCAGTTTGCAGCGCTGATTGAAGCATCCCCGGTGCAAGAGCTTGAGCTTTCCGCTCCTCTGCATAAGCCTCGCCAGCCATTCGCGCTCGAATATTTCCAGCTTCTTGAACATACCGATCAATAGCTCGGGCTTCTGCAATACCCTGTCGAGAACCTCCATAAGCTCCAGCTTGAACAGCGCCCCCGCTAATACTTGGCAAAATTTCTTCCATGAGTTGTTGCTTGATCGGTGCAGTCGCCGCTGTCATGTAACCTTGCAGAGCAGGATTTGAAGCTACATCAAGATATTTTCCACTCAAGATATCGCTAGCATATCCGCCAATTTGTTCCGCGGTTTGACCAATGCTAGGTTGAAGTCTAAGTGTTAACTCTTGCGCTCGCTTTGCTGTCGTACTTGGGCGGGCTACAAGTTGACCTTCATAAGGAGCAATTTGCGCTTGCTGTTGATAGATTCTCTCAGCTTCAGGTAGAACTCCAGTATGACCTTCATCACCTTTAATGTAAGATCTTACAGGTTTCCATGGGTCCGCTTTCTGTACTGTTTGAGTACCACCACCACTGCCTGACATAATTCAATCCTCGAGTTTCTTGCCCAGTACAACGTAACGCAGATTATAGTCATAATCTTTCATATAGCGCTCTAAGCCTTTCCTTCCATAAAATTCCATATCAGCGGCTCCTTGAGTCCTTGCCCAAGCTTCTACTTGTGTTACATATTCTGACATGTTTGAAGAATCTTCAGCTGCAAATCCAAGAACAAAACAAGTTAATTTTTTAGGGCGCCAATCAAGTCTGGTAATCGTAGCCATAACCATACGGTTATCTTTAATGTCAATCCACAGCTGAAAATCTCTGCTCTTTACACCATTATACACATAATCTTCTGAAAATTCACCTTGATTATACTCAAAAGCCTTTTGCAGTAATGCCCAGGCTTGTGGCCAAACTAGGTCAATCAGTGTATTTGGTACTCCTTTCATTACAGTTTTACCCAAGCACTACTAAGATATTGATAAAGACCAGCACCAGAACCTGGATTCCAATCAGTTCCATCAGCATTAACTACAAGACCTTCTTCCACTTTCTCAGGCTCAACATGAACCGGCGGAAAAATAATTGAACCAGTTTCAATTTCCTCAATCCAATCAGAAATTCGTTGAAGTTCAGTCTGCAAGAATTCTGCAGAATATTCCGCAGGAACTTCATCTGGAATATATTTATCAGCCATTAGTATCTTCCAATAATATCCAAATCAACACCATATCCATGCATTTTCCACCAAGCGTTAGACGACGTTTCAAAGCGCAAACAAAGTAATTTGGTTGCTACAATGCAATCAATTTTGGTGTCAGTAGCAGGATTAAATTCAAAAGGCCCCTGCCAATCAATAGCATCATTTTGCTTAAGTTGAATTCCTACATAGATTTTTAGAATAGTACCTGAATCAGCTGTGATCTTGGGATAAATATTCCGAACAAGTTTAACGCTTTGCAGATCAACTTTCCAATTCCCAAATCGATCTCGACCAACAACACCAAGACCAGTACGCTCTAGATAGCTAGTGAAATTACTACCAGCAAATTGATTTGTTTTATCCGCAAGATAAAATTTAGTATCAGCAGCACCGCACATCAAAATTCTATCTTTCGATGCAGGATAATCAACTTGATTAAAAAATCCTGTATCAGCATCGAATGTAGTTCCAACAGAACCATCAAAGGTTTTATCAGCGTAACTTGCAGGAATGAGTCCACTTGCTGCGAATGCAATTTCCGGGAGATCACGCTGGGACCAAACTCCAGAAATCCAATTCCAAATCATAGCCTTATTTGCATAAGGAGCATCCCGACCTTGCTCTGCATAACAAATCCAAACTTCATTGAATTGCTGATTGATAACTACAAAAATATAACTGCTATAATTATCATCAATAGAATTGAATAACAAATCTCGAGTTTGTTCATCAATGATTGACTTATAGGTAGTTCCATTGTGGAGAATCACATCACCACGAGCAACTACAAATTGACCTTTAGGTGTATTTACTGCACAATTTTGCGTAAGCATCCCAAAGCTGTCAAACAATCTTCGGGTCTTGTACACATACTTTCCACCTACAAATTGCATAATCCAGGTGGACCTTTCTTTGTAGATAATGAAAGAATCTCCAAGCCCAAGACCATCAACAATAACATCTGAGCCCTCACTAAGAGGCCGCTCAATGGTAAGTTTGGTTGCGTCAGTTTCATCCCATGAAGTCGGAACTGTACCAGGATCAGCGGGATGACTTACCTTAACTGTATAGGGATAATTGGTTCCAGACTTGGTAATATTGAGGGCAACCAATGCCTGCTTAAATGGGCGGATAACTTTAGTGTAAGTATCGGCTGGCCAATTATCCAGATCTTTCATCTTCGAGGCACCAGCATCCCATTGTTGAGGATAATCAGCACCTGAAGTGTTATTCATAATAGGCACACCACCAAGGATTCCACCATTCCATTGAGAGTAAGTACCCCCATTATATGCCCCAGCAGTTCGTGTTACATCAGATTCAGTTGTACCATCAGAACGGTAAATTGCGGTGCCGTTAGCATAATACCAATATGTAGTGCCATCAAATTTTGCACTTAATAGGTATTGGGGAACAATACTGGGAGTGTCAAAACTTTCAATATGCCCATAAAATTTCTCAGCATTTTGATTACTGAATCTTACATTGAGACAATCAGACCAAGCTTCAGGAGGCAATTCCCTGGAAGGTTGGTCTGAGATTAATCCTACACTCCCAACATTGTCAATTTGAACAATCGGCATCTTATTTACCTTAAATAAAGTTACCGCAGAAAAATGTGTCAACACCCACGCCAGCACCCGAAGATTGAAGAATATTAAAAGCTGATCCAGTTTTCTGGTAAGCATTAACTTCAAAATAGTCTCCAGGAGTTACAGCAACCCAAGCTGAACTAATATTTAAATTTGGATAATTTGAGCTACTAGATCCAAGTGTCAGCATTTGGCCCCCATTACCAGCAAAACTTGAACCATTCTTTTTGATTTGCAGTCCAAAATCCCCAGTAGTAAATAATGCATTAATGGTTGCTGCAGCTGTAAATTGTGCTTTAGATACCCCTGTCGGAATTGTTATTCTTGTAGGGGCGCCTCCTGAGTATGCACTATCAGTATCATAGATTGCAGTATCATATGAAATTGTAGTATAAGTATCATTATTGATGCTTTGTGATGAAGATTTTGAAATAAGAACTCCACGACCACCTGGGGCCAATGCATCAATCTGATCTTGTATCGGGCCAGTGACTCCAGAAAGATATTCAAGTTCTGTGGCAGTTGTCACAGATGTTTTAATTAAACCAGAATTATTTGAGGTTAATGCTCGATTATTAGTCAAAGAATTCAAAGCATTTAATTCTGATTGAGTTGCAAGCAGTCCTGCAAGAATATTAAGTTCAGCAGTTGTTAGTAAAGCTCCATCAAGAATATTTAATTCTGATTGATTTGCCGTCATTGCTCCTGTAAGATTGGGAAAAGTAGCAAGCAATACAGCTTTAATCAATCGAATATGATCATCTGCAGTTGAGCGATCATCTCCGCCAGTAGGATTAGTCGCAATCAAATCATCAAGATGAGTTCCAGTTTCAAGTCCCATTATTTAAACTCCATTTGATAATCCATGTTGGCATGCTTACGCGCTTCAAGTGCATTGTAAAATTCAACTTCAGCCCGTTGCAATGCTGCAGCAAAAACTTGAATCATACGTTCATTCTGAATATAAGTTGCAACCTGAACCCCAGTCATTGCAACCATAAGCGCAGGTGCATATTTAAGCCAGTTGTTTTCGATATTGGTATCAAGTCCCTCATCACGTTTGTAATAAAGCATCTTGATATTGTATACGGCATCAGGAACCGGACCTAAACGAAAATAACCATTGGCAAGCGCATAATACTGTGGAGCACCTGAAGAATCAAAAGCGCCCTTTAAATCTTCAATAGGCCGCTTAACAAGTGGTGTCCATTTAGTCTCACTTGATGCAGAATAATACCACAAAGCACCCTGCTCATACTCCATCAAGAAGTCACTTGGAAGAGCTAGACGTTCTTCATCTGCCACAGTTGATGTAGAAGCAAGCTCACTCAAGAGAAACCAAGGAAGATATTCTCGATTTTCAAGAAGTTCTTGCACAAATTGCAATTCGGCTATAATAGAATCATTCAGATCCGTGCGATTTCCGAGCCGACGCGCAATCAAATTAACTGCAGTATCTCGAAGCATGGCTTATTTTCCATATCAGACATCAATTTCAGTAGCAATTTCTGCATTTGTTTTGACCGTACCGTCAGGCAGAGTCTGCGTAACATTGGGTTGAGTTCGATCAACCACAAGTCGATGAGGGACAACTTGAATTATCACACCATCACGCTCAATAATATGTGCGTATTTGGCAATTTCAACAACTCCCGTATCAGTAAAGATTTTTTCATATTGACTGAGTTGCATTCTTTCAGTAATCATCTTAATCAATCCTGTATTGAACGGAAAAATTTATTAGTGGTGAAGCTCCACTTGGGATGTCTGTAATCGAAAGAGTAGCTACACTTGCAAGAGAACCTGTTGCAACTATTCTAGCTTCATTACCCCCAGGATGCACCACAATTGACGCATTTGTTCTTGTATTCCAATCGAAATCGCTACTAATATAACCTATAGGGCCTACATGCCTAGCATTAGCCTGATTATATGCAACAAAAGGCAGTGTTATTTTAAGAGTCCCAGATGCGGTACTGTAAGTAACTGAAGAACATTGAAGATAAACATTAATAAATACCCTATTTCCGATTTTTGTATAAAATCCAATTTGATGGTTATACGCAACTGACAAATCTCCAGGAGTATCGCATGTAAGGATAGGATTAAATGTCCCTTCTTCATAATCATCAAGAGTATTCGCATTGGAACTTGCATTTTGAGCAGCCGGAAAAACTATCTGACCCCCATCAGCAGAGATAGGTCCACTAGATGAAAGCGTGGTAAATGCGCCTGTACTATCTGTAATACTCTTATTACTGATTGCTTGGGTATCAGTAGTACCAACAACATCACCAGTAACACCATGAACGCCACTTGAAGGATTATTTACTTCAGCCCCATGTGCAAGATTTGAAATAGTATTGGAATCAGCATCAATTGTTTTATTTGTTAATGTTGCAGATACTGAATCATAGTATGATTTAATCCATGCTTTAATATTTGCTAAAGTAATCTTTTTGAGAATATTGCTTGCAGCACTATCAGTTAAACCGAAAGCATCAGTATCAGCAGGCGTGGTTTTCTCTGCTGCATTAGTAATTAAATCCCCTTCCAGATCCGCTTTTGTATTAGTCAGTTGAGTTTTTATTTCATCAAAATTGGCCCGCACATGGGCTGTATAAGCTTGCCCACTTCCAGGTTTAGTCTCATCAATTCCACTTGGGTCTACATTAGAGGCCACTTTCTTTACTCCATGAAGTAGAATACGGAATATAATCCCAATGTGTAGTGATCACATTGCCAACTACGTCCCAAACAGTATCACCATCATCCCAAACAGTAGCATCCTCAGCTTGGAAATCATATACAGAAGATGCTGATGTTTCAGATGTCCAGGTCATGAGCCTTACCTTTGACTATCAAAAGTATGGCCGGAACTTAATTGTCCCGGCCAGTCTTATCAGGCAGGAATACAGATCAGTGTAAGGGCCACTTCACCAGTGGTAGTCGCTTCACCGTTGGTAGTGAACTCAACCACAGCACCTTGACTGATACTGGTACTGAGTACCGTGGCATCATCCAGGTCCAGTGCTTGATACCCCAGGGTCTCATCGGTGGCAAAGGAATACGCCGCTACATAGGCGTCATCATCACCATTATAACCGATATCGATTGTACCTGCAGCAGTTCCCGGCTGTTCCAGAACATTCGCGGCAATCCCGATGATGGTCAAATCACAGGGAGCCACAAACGAACCTTGATTGGTTTGGGCCGTATGCAGGGTCAGTACCGGACTGTTGATGAAGATCGGCATTTGATCCAGCGTTTTTCCATCTTCCATTCCCGGCATATTGTGAAACTTACCATCCAGTTGAATGGCACTTGCGCGTGCTTCTTGCAATTTACCCATTACTTTTCCTCCAGAAGAGATTAGAAAACAGGGGCCGAAGCCCCTGCCTAATTAGCTATCAGCCTTACCCTTGTTCACGTTTTTGATGACGAAGTGGGTATCAAGATGATCCAGCTCCAGGCCAC